TCCACTTGCGGTAGGTGATACTAATAAACTTTTCTTGTATGATAAGGCGTGATGAAATCCATCTAACTGATAGTCTCTTGGTTCAAAAGGTAATTTTAAACTTTTAAGGAACTCTTCATTTTTTTCTATCTTGCGTGGTTTCCACCAATCACCATCAGGTTTTACTTCATAATTTCTTTTTTCAGCAAATATAAAAACGTATTCAAGTAATCCACCATACAATAATCTATTGTGAATATTAAATAGTCTAATTTTACCATCCCAAATTTTCATTCGATAGGCCGGCATGAATGTATGGCCCGGAACAGTAAATGTGAAAAAATCACACAATTCTTGTGCTACGCTAGCTTCACAGGCAATCTTAAGAAAGACTTCATCCTTCTTAGATACTTCTATCGTGTCAATGACCTTCTGTGAAACGTTTCCAATCGATTGCATTTTTAATTAAATATCCTCTATTCGATAATCCTTTTACTATGGCTTCAAGGTAATCCACCTTTTCTTCTTGTAGTGATATTTTTTTCTTACCCTCTATTATGTCATCATCAGCATCTATGTACTCTTGTACATCTGCCTTGAGTAACTTATATTGGAATGGCTCCCAATCATACGCCTCTAATTCTGTTGCATCCATTCTTCCTGAAAAATATTCCCTTTTAACTTTCAAGAGTTTACTATGATCAAACCTCATAGTACGGAGTCTTAATCTTTCATCGTGAAAGATAATCAGATATTTGTTATGTAGTTGTGGAATTTTTACCGATTCTTGTGATAATTCTGTTTCATCAATTTCACAATCACCTGACCATAATTTCTGTATTTCTTCAAACTTCATTTTATACTTTTATATAAACGATTCATACTATGTGAACAAATAATTCTATATCCCCAATCAGTCATCAACTTAAAGGCTTGTGCATCATGCATTTCTATATACATAATAGGTCTATGTTTTTTTATAGTTTGTTCGGCGCCTTGTAAAACTCTAAGTTCAAACCATTCAACATCCATTTTTATAAAATCTAATTTTTCGAATTCATAACTATCTAATGTTTTAATTTCAATTTCTATATCTGGAAATTTATCCCAATTAGGTTGTACCCATCTTTGTGCTTTTCCAAAATCACCCTCATAAACAAGTGATGCCATTCCAGTATTGGTAGTATTTGGAACTCTCATTGTGGAAGTTCCATTCTCATGACCTAATGCTGTTTTGTGTAGCGTAGTATAATTTCCCCAATCAGAATTTTCTTTGAGGAAATTTTCCATATTCTTTTGCCAACATTCTATATGGTCAGGGACAGGTTCAAAAGCTACAACAGTTTTAAATTTTTCTGCTAATCTTCTTGACCAAATTCCAACGTGAGCACCAATATCTAGTGCTACATCAAAATTGGATATATATTGTATTATTTCATCATATTCTTTTTGTTCATAATCTGCGCCCCACTTATACCAATCATCACAATCGGGAACATAGATCCTTTTGTCACTTGTTAATCTCATGATCTTTCAATTTTTTAAGAGCTACCATTGTACCCACTTGTTCAATTATTTCGGCATAACCTTCTTCAATCCACTCATCTATAAATCTTGTTACACCCTCACAAGTGGGATCTGTATAGTCATGTGCTAAACACGGACCATTCAAATAATTCCAATGATGAATAAAGTCCTTTTTAACTCCTTCATACGTATGATCACCATCTACAAACAACAATGATATTGGAAAGTTTTTCATTGCCCACGAATTATCTACTCTAATATCTATTCGTTCTTTTTCTTCGTAATTATTCAACCAATCATCCGCATCAGGATCGTGACATCCTTCAACAACATCAACTGAAACTATTTTTACTTTAGTATCATGAGTAGCCATTGCGAGTAAAACTGTTGATCCTGCCCAATATCTACCAATCTCTAATATAACATTACCCGTTTCATCTTTGGGCATTTTTGTCCATTGTTGTGAAGCATACTTATACAATAACCCTGCTTCATGCAAGTCTAATCGGATTATATTTCTTGTTTCTCTAGGGGAATTGAATAACCATAACAATTCTAAAAAATCACTTTTCATAATATCTCTTGACAAATAATAAATCTATGATATAATAAGGTGTGTTCGCCAGAAACACTAATATACCTTAGTTGTTTAATAAATTTTTAATAATATATTCTGTATAGTTAAAATTAACGGTTGCAACTTGATAAGTTGGATCTGTTGTAGTACTGTCAAAAGATACTTCTGATAATGAGGTAGGAAAAATATCTTTGAAATGTAATTCCATTGTAGGATTCATAGAACTACTTAATATAGTTAATACTGCGGATGTGTATTTGTTTTCTTCTCCAACCATCCATTGAAATACTTCTTGCCAATTTTTTAAATATTCATCAATCAAAAAGGTAACATTGAGAGGATCATAAGTTATAATACCAGTATGTCGAGAAAAGTTTTGGAGTTGTGGTGTAGATATAACCGCCCCTTCTAATGCTACGCCTGGTAAATTAACAGATTGAACAAAAAAGGAAGTTTTGGGTAATGCCGCAACATCAAATCTAAACTGAACATCTGCCAGAGGATTAATATTTTCGGGTTGATCTGTTAAACTTGTCATATTTCCTTTTCATCTTTTGAAAATAAATTTGGTAGATTTGGTAAATTATCTCCTAGATAATTAACCCAAATAAACTGTACACAGGGATGGTTGTGAATAGTATTGATAATTTGTTTAGTCCATTTATAATATTCATCCCTCATTTCTCTATCTTTACTGAAATAATGGTCTGTATCAGCATAGATATTACTATAATGGTCATTATCATGGTCAAACCCTAATAGGTAGACCTTTTCATAATCATCCCAAGTATAATCTCTACATGCAATATGTAATGCGGAAGTTCCTGTTGACCACCCATAAACTTCTTTACCTATATTTTTTATATTATCTTCCATACTTGGAGAAACCCAGAAAATATAGCTTTGGGGATTTTCTACATTATTATCAAGTCCAGAAATATATACAAAATATTTTGCATCAAATCTTCGATATGTTTCACGTTCTTTACCCGTCTTTAATGCTTCATAAGACTCAGCAGGAAGTAAATTCCAAGAATTATGTGTAAAATAACACTTTCCATCATATCCAGAGTCAATGATATCACTCATTATCCCTGCATCAGTAGCACAAATTACATCAGGAGTAAAATCTCTGTAAATAGCATTACATCCTATAACTGTACCATCTAATTTTGAGAGATCAATATTTTTTCTACTAGGACCATTTCCTACTACAAAAATTTTCTCATCTCCTTGAGCATCATCACCTTCAAACATTTCACTACCTCCATTATACACTAATATTTAGTAATGTCAATAAGCACAAAAAAAAGGGTGAACAAAAGTCCACCCTTCTTTAAGTTCATCCTTAGATAAAGGATTACATAAGGTTTGCAACGATAACGTGCCTGTAATAGCGGTTAGCGTTAGCAGTAAGTGAACCATCACCGGCTCCGTTATTTGCGGATCCAGTTTCGTTTGCGAAAGGATTGGAAACCAGACCATAACGAGTCTTGAAACCAATTTTCGGTTGAAATGAGTTCTCACCAACTGCACGAACCATCTGTAATGGAACATAAGGACAATAGAAAAGTCCGGCGTCATAAGCACTTGAACCTTTGTAACCAACTGTGAAATAGTTAGTTGCAGCGGATGGTGCATATGGATCAACATAGACTTTAAATCGACCATTAAGAGTTCCAACCATAGTTGAACCTGTGTCATCTGGGTCAAAATCGTTTCCAGAAGGTGCTCCGGAAAGTTGACCGGCCATAGCCAATGCGGATGCTACATCAGAAGATGTAATCAAGACATTACCTTTACCTCGGCGAGTGTCTTTAGCAATTGCGTTAGCTTCACGTTCAATCTGGAACATCAAACCTTTGAACTTCTCAACAGACCAACGTCCATTAGAGTCAGTATCAAGGTCAAAAGTTCCTGCGGATGTAGTATTATGAGCTGCACCAGTTTTAGCGTTGGTGTAGATTGTTCTCATAACTTCGCGGTTAATTTCAGCCAAGATTTCACTTGACAGAATATTTGACAGCTCAGTTTCTGCATCCAAACCATGAACGGCCTTAAGATCTTGGGCGAGTTCTACTGTGTACTCGGCCTTCAGAGCTCTTGACTTAGCGGTTACGGTTACTTTATCGATTGCGAATGCCATCTCTGAAATGGTAACGTCAGCTTCTTGTGTTGCTGTAGCGGTACCAGTACCAGTAGTCATGCTGGCATCTGCGGGGTTACTGTTAGCGGAATGAGTTCCACTACCAGAGAAAGAAGTGTCGGCTTCTTTAGAGTCAGCCGCTTCAACACCGGCCTGTGATGTAATATGTGATTTCATTGCAAAGATCAGTCCGGTAGGACCAGTCATTGGTTGAACACCACAAACATCATAGGCGATAAGATTAGGCATAGCTCTACGAACCAACGAAATCAAAACGGGATCAACGGTATCGATATTACCGCCGGTCTTATTAGCGTGAGCCGCCTCTGTCATA